GATTTCTTGTATGAAATCGATCGAATTGAAAAAACCAGTACAGGGCCGATCACTTATGACCTAACGCATTTTCCTATTGATTCACAGGGCAGAAGCGTTGTTGCGCTAGACGTTGCCGGAGCAACAGGGCCAGGGATTGTATTGGATGCTGGAAGGCAAAACTTTGATTGTGATGTAAACACTGCCTCAACAGACTTGCCAGATGTTGGCCGGGGGCCGTTTGATGGCACTGGAGGCACCCCAAATACTCCGACACCTTCTCAAGTAGATCAAGATTTGACACCTCAGGGCGGCACTGATTTTGGATTAGGCGGTTCTTCTCCCGCAGGATCAATAAATAATCCTGCAGATCCTTACGATCAAGAACCTACGGCAACAATTCAGGGATATACGGGCACGCCAGAAGCTGGCGACACTTTGACGTTTACGCCAAGTTGCGCAAACCCGTTAATTAAGTGGTATCTCATCGATATCAACACAGGCGTCAAGACTGAAGTGGCAAGCGGCGTGGCACAGTCCTACATCGTTACAACTGCGGCGCAGCAAGAAGGGGTAAGGGTTTACGCCGAGGGTTTCTGCCCTGACCCTGGCGCACCTGGCGGCTATGCGGTTGGCATTGAGTCAGATACCGTTGATGTGTTCGATGAAATTATTGATTGCCCTGGTGGCGGTGACTCTGGGAACCAAGGCACCTTTACTAAGGTTATTAACGTTGGGAGCGCATTCCCTGGTTCGTTTGTCTTTACATATACTGCCTTTACGATTCAGGATCGCTTTGTGATTTCGGGCGCAGCAACACTCGATACAGGCTTTGTCAGCGGCACAAATGTTCCCGTTACTGTTCAAAAAACAAGTGCTAACAGTTTGATCACTGTGACCGTCTACGCACCTTCAAGCGGGACGGCATGGAATTATTCAGTTGGCTGTGCCTCTTAATTATGTCTAGCTTTCTTACTGTCCCACCTTCTCAACGTGTCTTGATCCCTGGTGAGGCGGTCAGTTCTCAGCTGCAAATGTTAAACGGAGATCAGCACTATGTAAGACAGAGCAATGCAACTTTAAATCATACTTTGAGACTAAGTTATGCCGCGTTGACAACTGCCGAAGCATTTTCCCTAGTAAGCCATTATTTTTTAAACGGTGTTTTTTACGGTTTTGATCTGCCGTCAGAGGCAACGCAGGGCATGAGTTTAAGTATTCCCTCTGGTTATCTTTGGCGCTATGCAGCCGCGCCAGAATGTGAGAGCAGCTCTACCTCAACTTCCGCGTCTGTTGAACTTGTGTTAAAGCCACCTAGCCTGACTTAACCATGGCCGACTTCCCTACTATCTCCCCAGACTCAATTGCTTTTGAGCTAGGGGGGATGAATGTTTCCGAGGCTGCCGCCAAGACTGTTGGAGGTGTTTATTTTAGGCACAGTCTCAAGACTGATAATGTCACTTGCACTGTTAGTTTTCAAAACATTTTAAGTTCAACAGTTGAGGAAATAAGAAATCATTATTTTGCACGGGGTGGTTCGTCTTTGCCGTTTAGCGTCAATCATTCTTCTTTCTGGGGCGCTATTAATGTTGTGCCAACAGATTCAACGTATCGATACAATGCGCCGCCAGAAGAAGAGCATTTTGGTGTTTATAACAACGTAACAGTTTCTTTGCTGGTAGCACTGGGGGCAGGGGGGCTTGCAAGCTCTTACATTCTTGTTGGGGAGCCTGCTCAATTAGGCAGCTTGGCGGCTTTCAGCAGTTACGCCTTTTCAGGCACTGCGCCATTCATCTTGGATGCCGACGACGCTGATCCTGCAGTGGCCACCAGCCTTATACTCAACTCAGGTGGTGCCGAATCATGACAGCAACAAACGTTAGGGTTCAAATGCAGCAGCGGCGGGATACTGCCGCGAACTGGACAAGCGCAAACCCAACGCTTTTGAGTGGTGAGTTGGGGTATGAGACAGATACCAACAAATTTAAAATTGGCAATGGCACTTCAGCTTGGAGCGCTATCGGGTATGTCCCTGGATTCGCAATCAGTGCATACCCGCTGGCTACTACGGATATTGCAGACAGTGCCATAACTGCGGCAAAGATTGCTAGCGGTGCCATTGCAGCAGCAAGCATTGCACCTGGCTCAGCGAATCAACTATTAGTAACCAACAGTGCTGGGAATGGTGCCCAATTCTCTGACAACATCACAGTTAATGGTATTTTTGGAGTTCTTGGGATAGCGGCTTTTGCCCTAAATGTTGACTTTCTTTCAAACGTCACGATTGCTGGAAACTTAACTGTCAACGGCACAACAACAACGATTGATACAACTACTTTAGTTGTTGAAGATAAGAATATAGAGATTGGAAAGGTTTCGACCCCTTCTGATACAACGGCTGACGGCGGTGGCATAACCCTAAAAGGTGCCACAGATAAAACTATTAATTGGATTAACTCAACTGATGCGTGGACATTTAGCGAACACCTGAATATTGCAAGTGCAAAAGAATTTCGCATTGCTGGCACGAAAGTGCTTGATGCAACAAGCCTGGGCGCTGCTGTAGTCGGATCCAGCCTGACCAGTGTTGGAACGATTGCAACTGGTGTTTGGAACGGCACGCCAATTGCGACGGCTTACATCGCTGATGATGCGGTTACGGCTGACAAGCTTGCCAATACGGCTGTAACGGCTGGCAGCTACACATTGAGCAGCATCACTGTTGATGCACAAGGCCGGGTAACAGCAGCGTCAAACGGAACTGCTGCAGACACCGACAAGATTGTTGAAGGCAATAGCGAAGCTGAAGTTGTTGACACTGGCTCAGATGGCCACTTCAAAGTTACGACTGAAGGAACCGAACGAGTCCGAGTTGGTCCTGCAGGCCAGGTTGGTATTGCTGGAGCAAATTACGGCACAAGCGGTCAAGTTCTAACCAGTGGTGGAGCGTCAGGCGCAATTACTTGGGCTGCTGCTGCGGCTGGAGCCACTGGCGGTGGCACTGATGCCTGGGCTTTAGAGCATGACAACACAATCACAACGACTTATACGATTGCAACCGGAAAGAATGTGGTTTCTGCTGGTCCGCTTAGTATTAATGCAGCGGCAACCATTACAGTGCCTGCAAATAGTTTTTGGGTTGTTGTCTGATGGCACTTCGACTGAAAGGACAGACCACAGGCTATGTAGAGCTTGCGGCACCTGCTTCGGCAGCGGATAACACGTTGACGCTGCCAAACGGAAACGGTACGAATGGCCAAGTCTTGGCAACCGACGGGTCAGGCGGCTTGTCATTTACGACTCCATCTGCTGGTGTAAGTCTTGGACTTGCCATTGCGTTAGGTTGATCTCATGGCTGAAACTTTTAACAACGCATCCGTCAAGCTAACGACGACAAATGCGACAGATTTATACCAAGCGCCGACAAGCGCGGCAACAGATCGAGCGATTGTGCTGAGTTGTCTGGTTGCCAACGTTGATGGTAGTGCTGCTGCTGAAATTACAATTGCCTTAACGGACGGCAGTAATACTGTTTTAAGTACTCTGGCTAGCACAATTGCTGTCCCTGCAGATGCGTCTATCGAGATAATTGCAAACAAAGTTGTTATGAAGCAATCGCAAAAGTTACGAGCAACTGCTGGCGCTGCAAACGACCTTGAAATAACAGTTAGCGCATTGGAGATTACATAATGGCTGTAACAGAAGGTGGAATTATTGGAAAACAAAATCCTTCAACGCCTACTTCTGCTTCAGGGGTGTGGTCAGCGAATGAGGTTTTTCTGAGAAATACTGCCAGCAACGAATGGCCTGGCTTCAATGCACCTGTTTTCGACTACAACGTTTTAGGTGGTGGAGGAGCTGGTTCTGGTGCTACCTACGCCGGCGGCGGCGGTGGTGCGGCCTTGGTGACAGGGACATTTGCTCCATTGGGCGGCATCACGTATACCGTGACAATTGGGGCTGGTGGAAGTGGGGGTGATGGTGGGGCAAGTTCTATTGGTAGTTCTGTAACTGGTGCCGGGGGAAAACGATCTACTCTCAACAATGAAACAGGTGGGGACAACACTCTCTACAGCGGTGGAACCGGTGGCTCTGTTGCCGGTGGTGGTGGTGCCGGTGCAGGAGGTAATGGAGGAAACGCGCGTTCATTTGCCCTAGGCGGTGACGGCGGGACTGGCATTGCTATGCCTTTACATCCAACCGGCTTGAGGGTTGGCGGCGGGGGCGCTGGTCGCGGTAACACCTCTTTTGGCGGTAGCCAACCTAATGGAACCGCTGTTGATGGGGGCGGTGGCAGCAACACCGCAGCCAGCCAACCTAACAGAGGTGGAGGGGGCTTAGGCCCCACAGGGAGCGGAGCCTCTGGCCGCGTTATTTTGCGTTATGTCGATTCAGCTCCAGCAGCAACAACCACTGGCAACCCTACAATTACAGTTTCAGGCGGATATAGAACTTACGATTTTACTAGCTCTGGGAGTATTACTTTCTAATGGCACATTTTGCATTAATTAAAAATAATATTGTTCAGCAAGTTGTTGTTGTCGGCAATGCTGACCTAACAAACAGTGAAGGCAATGAGCAAGAAGCTTTAGGCGTTGCATTCTGTCACTCATTGTTTGGTACGAATGGCACTTGGGTACAAACTTCTTACAATGGCAACATACGCAAAAACTTTGCAGGTATTGGCCACACATATGATTTAACTCGTGATGCGTTTATCGCACCAAAGCCTTATGCAAGTTGGGCTTTAAACGAAGCTACTTGCCAATGGGATGCGCCTACGCCTTACCCAGATGATGATGACAATGATTACGAATGGGACGAGTCAACAACTGCATGGGTCAAGGTTGAAGTCCCTGAATAAAGCTATCAATGGGCGTGCTCAGTTGGGCTTGGTCAGTTAAGGTTGGTGTAATTGCCCTACGGCTGGCTTAGCAATGGCGTTTGGAACGGTAAAGGTCGACTTAATAACGACCAGCACTAAGACGGTCACAGTTGACAGCTTGACCGAAAACGGCCTGTTGGCATCAGCTATTGGCAGCACCGTTCAGGCTTTTGACGCTGATACGGCAAAGACTGATGTTATCCAGACTTTTACCGCAGTTCAGACTCTTACTGATCCTGCAATTATTGGCACAATCTTAGAAGACGTTTTTACAATTACTGATGGCGCTGGTTTTGAAGTAGATCCTGGCAACGGCTCAATTCAACTTGTCACTCTGGGTGCAAACCGCACTCCGCAGGCAACAAACTTTGCGGCTGGTGAAAGCGTGACGCTAATGGTAGATGACGGCAGCGCACGCACACTGACTTGGACTAATACCACTTGGGGGTCTAGTGGTGTTGTTTGGGTCGGCGGCAGTCCGCCTGATCTTGAAACTAGCGGTTACACCGTCATTCAGTTTTGGAAAGTGAGCACCACTGTATATGGCGCTTTGGTAGGAGCAGTGGCATGAGGCATCCTCATTCGTTGCGTGCAGCAGCAGGACTGTCTAAAGGCTTCGATCCAAACACTACTCAGATTGGAGATGCTGTTGAAGGCGGCTTTTTTGTTGGGTTCATCAGCCACACCGCTAATGGCGTAGCAACTCATGCCTTGTTTGTAGCTCCCCAAGCCACGGGTGCTACTGGAATTGCTTACCCAACAACCGCACAGAAGAAATGGCAAAATTCTTCAACCAGTACAGGCGCAACAAGTATTTATGATGGTGCTGCTAACACCGCTTCAATGACTAACTCACCTGCGGCTAGTTTTTGCACAGGGCTTTCGATTGGTGGATACAACGATTGGTATCTGCCCGCACGATATGAAATGGCCATTGCTCACAATAATTTAAAACCAGATACAGATCCCAATAACACTTCTTGGGGAATCAATAATTACTCCGTGCCAAAGCGTACCTCAAACAACACTTCTAGCAGTCCGGCACAAACTTCTGTTACTGCATTTCAGTCAGGCAGCGGGAGTAGCCCAATGGGGTCTGAAGCGTTTTTTTACAATAATCACTGGACATCCACGGAGGGTACATCTAGTACCTCGGCGTGGATTATTACGATGAGTGCTGGTAATCATTTCATGGTCACTCAAACGTACGGCGGCAAACAAACCTCCCAGAACGTGCGGGCCTTCCGCAAAATAGCGGTCTAAACTTTTTAAAAAATCATGTACGTTTTTGCCCCCAATCAGACCGTCGAGACTTTCCCATACTCAATCGGCAATCTGAGACGCGACAACCCAAACACGAGTTTTCCGCGCAATCCATCGGATGAGCTTTTGGCTGAATGGAACGTGTTTCCGGTTGTAAAACAGGATCCACCAACCTTTGATGCCGCAACCCAAGACCTTAATGAGACCAATCCAACACTGAGCAGTAATCAATGGCTGCAAACTTGGTCAGTGACTGCGGCTAGTTCCGACGAAATTGCACAGCGCACGACAGATAAGCAAGCTGAAGTTCGCGCTCAACGTAACCAGTTAATTGCTGAAACTGACTGGGTCGTTGTTATGGCAAAAGAGACCGGAACAAACATTCCAACTGCGATGAAAACGTACAGGCAAGCGTTGCGCGATTTGCCAACTACAGAAGCTGGATTCCCACATACGATAACTTGGCCAACCAAGCCTTCCTGATGGAAAGACCTGACCCAATGATCCCCTG